ACATCATGCCGGAAGATTGTAAGTCCGTAACCTTCATAGCGAGTCAGCTTCAGGATAACAAAATCCTAATGAAATCCGACCCTTCATATTTGGCAAATCTTAAGACAATGACTGAAGTTGATATGGAAAGATTACTCTATGGTAACTGGAAGATAAAGGCACAAGCAGGAAAGTATTTTAAGCGAACACAAATCCCACTGGACGGATATTACCAGCAATTGCCTGATGATGTCGTGTATTGGTGCAGAGCATGGGATCTGGCGGCAACCGATGAAGATGAGAATGGAGATGCCGACTATACATCCGGAGTTCTGATTGGAAGAAGGAAAAACGGTAGGTACATCATAGCGGATGTTATCAATAAGCAAATCAAGGCAGGAGATGTTGAAAACCTAATCAAAATGACGGCTATATCCGACCGGAAGAAATATGGCTTCAACTACAAGGTAAGAATACCGCAAGACCCCGGTGCAGCAGGAAAGATTGTTGCAAAGCAATATCTCAATGGATTATCAGGATTCGATGTAAAGGCTGAACCTGTTTCCGGAAGCAAGGAACTAAGAGCTACACCGCTTGCGATACAATGGCAGAATGGATTTGTTGATGTATTGATAGCGGAGTGGAACGAAGAATATTTCAGCCAGTTAGAGTCCTTCCCTGAGTCTAAACATGATGATATGGTGGATGCTTCATCCGATGCGTTTAATGAGTTGGCTGATGAGAGTTTCGATATAAATACACTGTTATAAAGAATAATTTGCAATTTGAGGCAGTCTGTTTCACGGGCTGTTTTTTGTTTGCAGAAAGGAGAGTGAGTAGTGAACGAGCAACAAAAAGCAAGATTGAATAAGATAGTTGAGCAGGTCCGTGGAGCGAAGATACTGGATGCCACACAAGCCGGATTCCGAGGAGACGGATATACAAACCTCCTGAACAAATACGGAACAGCACAAGACAATTCAACGGCTTACTATTACGAAAAAGATAATATTGTTATAGACATTGAGCTGACGAGCCTGTACGAGAGTAATGGTATCTTCGCCAAGATTATCGACAGGCCATCCGAGGAATCTCTCAAGCATGGTTTAGATATAGACTTTGGCGATGAAACTATATCCGAGTATGTAGAGGAAAGGCTCGATGACTTAGATTTTGAGGACAAGTTTGCCACTGCCGAGAAATGGGCAAGGCTCTACGGAGGGGCAATCATTGTTATGCTTTGTGATGATGGAGGGGGGCTTGAAGAACCTCTTGACTGGGATAAGGTCACTACTATAGAAGAGCTGAGAGTATTTGACCGGTCTGTTGTCCAAGAGGATTTTACCGGATATTTCGGATTCAATGTATTTGGGGCAACCGGAAAACCTATACCGCATGAAGAGCCGATGTACTACCGTGTAAGCTCCACCTATGGCTATTTTGTCGTTCACTCGTCAAGATGCCTGGTATTCAGAAACGGAAGGCTTCCTGAAAAAAGCTCAAGTACCTTATTTAAAAACTGGGGTATGCCTGAGTATATCAGGATTCGAGAGGCACTCAGGGAGTGTCTTACAACCCATGCTAATGGAACAAAACTTCTTGAAAGGTCGGTTCAGGCTATATACAAAATGCAAAACCTTGCAAACCTTCTTAGCTCCGAAGAGGGAGAGGAGAAGGTGCTTCAGAGATTGCAGGTAATAGATATGGCAAGAGGAATCCTGAATTCCATAGCAATAGATGCAAGTGGAGAGGACTACGACTTCAAGACTTTACCGATGTCCGGAGTGAAAGATATTATCGACACGACCTGCAATATGCTTTCCGCTGTTACAAACATCCCTCAAACCATTTTGTTTGGTCGTTCTCCTGCCGGGATGAACGCCACCGGAGACAGCGATCTGGAAAACTACTACAACATGGTTGAGAACATCCAAAAGCAAAACATGAAAAAGAACGTCAGGACACTGCTAAGATTGATTCTAAAACAGGGCTTCCTTGAAGGGGCTATTCCTGAGATTCCGAAGTTCAAAGTTAAGTTTGCAGCATTGTGGTCTCAGTCTGACACTGAGATTGCTGATATTGAGCAGAGGAGGGCACAGACACAGCAGATTAAGGCACAAACTGCACAGGCTTATATCGATGCCGGAGTGCTTGACCCTTCTGAAGTAAGAAAGTCACTTGCTGAAGAGGGAGAATTTGACATTGAGGAGATACTGACGGAGGACGATATTGACCTTCCTGAAGATACATTTGCACCGATTGAAGAGTCGGATAAAACCGACAGCATGGAAATCAGAGGCGAGGTTCAAGCGGACAGCGATAGCGAAGCTGCCGCTGTTATTGTTGTTCATGACGGTAAGGTGCTTTGTGCAAGAAGAGTTGACACGAATGAGCTTTGCGGCCCTGGAGGTCATATTGAAGAGGGGGAATCCCCTGAAGAGGCAGCACTCAGAGAGGCCCAGGAGGAGTTTAATATTGTTCCCCTAAACATTATACCCTTGGGGCGTTTCGAAGCCTCCTCTGAAGCATATTGCAATTCTACGGTATATTTCACTGACCAATACATAGGAACACCAAAGGCAGATGGTGCTGAAATGTATAATGAGCAGTGGTTATCCCTTGAAGAACTAAAAGGTGAGAAATTATTTCCTCCATTTCTTGAGTCGATAGATATGTTAGAAGACTTTCTAAAAAACTACTTGACAAAAGAAAGCGGTGAAGTTACCGTACGCATAACGGAACAAGATGGTGGTCCTGGTAGTGGAATCAAAGGGCACACGACACCTAAACCTAGCAAGGAACTCATCGAAACAGCCAATGAGTATAGCAAAGCCGTAGAAGGTTTGGTTGCAGTAAATGGAGTCGTGATGAAATCTGTATCTGTTCACGCTGCACAAAGAATAAAAGAAAGAAAAACATCTATCGAAGAAGTCAAGGAGGTCTTAACCAAGTCGGGTATTTCTTATCCGGGTAATAAGCCGGGAACTAAGTGCATACAAGGTGGAGGATGGAGGCTTGTTACCACAGATGATGGGAAACTAATTACGGCAGTTGATTTGTTATCTTAATCAGGAGGCTGATATGTGTTTAAAAAAAGAACAGCTTAATTTTCTAAAAAAAGAGTTTTCACTTACCTTTGACAAAGTGGTAAAGATGAAGAAAAATGAGTGGGATGAGCTGAGAGAAAAATGCTTTGACATCGAAGTTGATGAAGCGATGAATGGAGAAGAAGGCATTGACGAAGATTGGGATAGAGCAAATATGGCTGTTTCAATTTTTAAAACGCCGTATTCTGAGATTCTCACGATGGTATAACTTAAACATAATTACGGCAAGACAGTCGAGCAATCGGCTGTCTTTTTTGTTGGGAGGAAATTATGGACGAAAAAGTAATGCATAACCTTCTCATGGATAAAGTCGGGAAAAAGTTTTACGGCCATAAAATCCTGAAGAGCAAATATCTTCCTCAAATTCCGCTTGGAGCAGAAAGGGAGTACATCCGGCTGTCCAAGATGTATATGCAGTTGCTCAAAGAGGAACTTGAAAAAACACTCCCCGAACTCAAGGAATCATATAAGGTCAACAGGGATCAGTCTGTAAGACTTGATGCAGATACCGACTTGATGCTGAAGGTCAATGAATTGTTCACTAGGATGAAAAGCGAGTTACTCCAAAAGACCGTTGGATTTGGGCTGAGAAAGAAACTTGAGAACCTTGCTAATCTTAATCGAAAACTTACTGTCAAAGAATGGAAGAAGGCAATCAGAGCAACCCTTGGGATTGACATCTTGGAGGACTATTATATGGGGGATTTTTACAGAGAAAGTCTTCTTGAATGGGCGAGGCAGAATGTAGACCTTATATCAACACTTCCTGAAGATAGCCTAGACAAAATGAAAGAGATCGTATTTGAAGGTTATGCAAAAGGACGGACCACAACAAGGATGGTCAGGGATATAAAAAGAGTCTATGGAGTTACTCTTAGCCATGCCATTCTCATAGCTAGAGACCAAACTGCAAAGTTGAATGGCCAAATCCAAAAAGCGCAGCAGCAGGATGCCGGAATCACTCAGTATATATGGTGCACTTGTGGAGATGAGCGAGTCAGGGAGAGCCACAGGCAATTAAACGGAAAGATTTTCAGTTGGGATGTTCCACCTGAAAATTCCGACGGAAGAGCTTGCCACCCTGGAGAGGATTATCAGTGCCGGTGTATTGGTAGACCGGTATTTGACAAAGAAACGCTAAATCTTCCGGTTGATGAAAGTGTGGTAGTCACAATCAAGTAATACTCAAATGTGAGCCGTGCCTTGACATGGCTCTTTTTATTTACAAAGGGGGAATAAATGTGTAACGGAGAAGGATATACAGATAAAACTGCTGAAATTGCGGTAGCCCATGTAATGAAAGAGGAGAGAAAGAGAAGAGAAAGAGAAGAGGAGGAAAAAAGCATGGAGATAAGAGATGCACCAAAGTTAAAAAGAGTCAAGCGTTTAGATAGTATTCGGCTTGACAGGAACGATTCAACCTACTTTACGGATGAAGGGTATTTGGTAGACCACCCGATACTCACATCTTGCGGAGTGTTTGAATATACAAATCCCGATGGCAGTACAAGGAGAGAGTTGCGACTTCCTGAGTATGTTTTTGATGGAGAATCGTTAAAGACTTACAAGGGAAAGCCTATCATCATCACACACGAAGCAGGAGTTGTTGACAAAAACAATGTAGACAGAGAGCAGATAGGCACGATTCTTACGGATGGATATGAAGACGGAGAAGATGTGAGAGCCGAAATCATCATCCATGACACGGATGCTATGAAGAGAAGTGGTTTAAGGGAATTATCACTTGGATATAACCTAGACCTGCTCGAAGAGCCGGGTGTTTGGAATGGACAGCCGTACGATG